CGCACCAAAGAAGATTGTACTCCAAAAACAACGCCATCTTCAACAGGTTTAGGAGCTACAGTTGGAGCAGGTGTAGGTTTAGGAGCTACAACTGGAGCAGGTGCAGGTTTAGGAGCTACAACTGGTGCACGCCTAGGAGTTACAACCGGTGCGGGTCTAGGAGCTACAACTGAGGTTGTGGATTTAGGAGCTTCGGAAGATACAACTGGAGTCACGTCCCTAATAGGTATTGGTTCGTAGGGGGAACCGGAAGATGGGCCTAAAGCCGTAGTTCTGGGAGGTAGAGGTATTGCAGGTGGGATTACACTCGGTCCAGCATAAAGTGAAAATCCTCCAACACGAAGTGGTTTATTTTCGTGGGGATCGCGACCGGCCGCAAATTCAGCTAGTTGTCTACGCAAGTGCTCAACAACTTTACTTTCACGTGGTGTATAACTTCTACCTGCGGCAACTACTTGAAACTCACCCAGTAATTGTTTTATACCCGCCTCATCTAACCGCATGCTGTCCACAAAGGGTATGCCGCCCTTAATTGCAGTATCAGCGAACGGTTGCATTTTACTGGACGGGTCGTGAGAAAAACCCCTACTTACTCGAAAGCTACCAACCGGTTGTCGTATGGGCACTTTTCGATCGGGAAATAATTTTTTAAATACTGCTTGTTCTAGTTGTATTGTAGACAGCTCTACAGCGGCTACGGGCAACTGGCTGGCATAGTCGTTGGAATTAAATTGAGTCGCGTGGGCTACTTCATGACTAACGATACTTAGAATGTATTGAATAACGTCTTCGTAATTACTATAATTTCGAGGCGATTTAGTCGAGATTACGTCTCCTCGCTGGTAATCAGCCGTTTCTCTGTTTCTGTCGTACTTTGTAAATTTATGCTTTGCATAAGTCTCCACTGCTCTTTCAAAGTTTATACCTACTGTTTTACTATCGTGCTCGTATACTCCGATACTGTCTATAGTTGCATCTTTTTCAGTTTTAAATTTTAATCCTAATGGCGTCAACACACCCGTAATAATTTTTTCAACCTCAGCTCGCTGTGCAGGTGTTAAGTCCACTGAAGGTGGTGTATTATTGGCGGTTCTGGTTGCCGTAGTGGCCGCGCTCGGTTTTGCAGATCCCGTTGAACTGCCTGATGAAGACGTCGAGGTCGTCGTAGGTGCGGGTGCAGAGGCTACAACCGGAGCTGCAACTGGAGCTACAACCGGAGCTACAGCTGGAGCTACAGCTGGAGCAGGTGCAGGTTTAGGAGCTACAGAAGCTACAACTGGAGCTACAGCAGGCGCAGGCGCTGCTTTAGTGGTTGCCGCGGACTGACTTCTCAATTTTTCAAACTGAGCCTCAAGTGCTTTTCCACTTATACCAAGATCTTCAAGCATTGCCTTAACTTGCTCAATCACAAATCCAAGAGCACCCGTGTCTTTTGCAAATTCAGCTAGCTGTTTGTCAGATGCTTCGTATACTGATTTGTCTAAATGAGCAGGTTTTCCAGTTGTACTTACCGACTGAGAAGAACCCGATGGGATTTGCTGCGTTACATCGGCCAGCACGTGACCTATCTTTACCGCATTTACACTTTCGTTAAGATCTCGTATTTGCTGCAAGTACTGTAACGTCATTCGTAGCTGGTCATTAGTGTTCTCTACACTCATTTGTTACTCCATGTACATCCTTAGAATTTCCGCCTCCTCGATAAGTTGTTGTTTTTCCTTCTTCTCTAGTTCTTTTTGCTTGCGGCGGACGCTTGCTTCTAGAGATTTATGTTTAGCCGCGATAATAACGGCAATGTCTGCATAGGTGATTAACCCGATCTTCTTTGCGTGAATCGCGCTGAACTGAGTGGGTAAGAGAAAGTGATCAAGCCACATGGCCAACTCGTCGCGTGTGGAGTTGGCCGTTCGAAGGTAATGATGAATGCCGTTACTTTGACTCGTCACTCTGTAGTGAATTGTCTTTTTGTAGTGTTTCGACGTATTTGTCGAAGACGTCCTTGCCAATTTTTCCAAGAGTCCAAATATTTTCTGCGAGCTCACGTACAACCTCCCCATTTGCATCCAGCATTTTTCGTGCCTGCACGGTATTCATTTTTGGACGAACCAAACCTTCTGCAATGGTGTTTACGGTAAACTCAGTATTGTCTACTTCACCATTCTTTTGTGATTGCTGATTGATCTTTTCCATTTGTGCAAAACTTAATGCGCGAATACGCACACGTTTTTGTAAGCCGCGGATTGTTAAATCCACCTCCAGCAATGAGTCGTCTCGCAAAAGATCGTCCACATTGTCATAATATTCACCAGCACCGAAAGCATAATCCAACATAAAATATTCTCCTTTAAATTAAAAAAAAAGAAACCCCCTCGAATTGTTGTATCGAGGGGGTTTGCTCTGATTGCTTATGAAGTGTAGTCGCCAGAAATCGAAGGAGCAATGCTGAAACCACCATTGTCCATAAAGTCAAAGCTCATAGTTACTTCGTTGTTTGCGGCGTTGGTCAACTGATAACCAGTGATAATGGCCGAAGGCACTACCATGGCGTATCCGCCTTTAGTCACCAGTTTGACGGAAACGTAAGAACCGCTGTTTGAAACGTTGATCAGCTTGGTGTGAGTCGTTTGCTGATCCAGTGGAAGAGTGATTTGAAACGAACCGTTGATACGCTTGGTAGTCGTAAAGACATACCGGCGATTGTCGTCGTTCAGGAAGGGACCGACGTCGACTTGATTAGTCTGCAACGACGCTTGCCATTGTGACACAAAACTGATGTTGTCATAAGCACCGGTAACAGTGACATCGCGAATCTTCAGATAACCTTCATTGCCTCGTACAATTGACATTTATTTCTCCTAATGTTTATTTTGATAATACAATACTGTTTAACCAGTGTAGTCACCGGAAATTGAAGGAGCAATGCTAAACCCGCCGTTATCCATAAAGTCAAAACTCATGGTAACTTCGTTATTGGCAGCATTAGTCAATTGATAACCGGTAATGATAGCGGATGGTACAACCATTGCATAGCCGCCCTTAGTCACCAATTTAAGACTGGTGTAAGAACCGGAGTTTGAAATGTTAATAAGTCGCGTGTGAGTCGTTTGCTGATCCAGTGGAAGAGTAATTTGAAACGAACCGTTGATACGCTTGGTAGTCGTAAAGACGTAGCGACGATTGTTGTCGTTCAAAAAAGGACCAACATCGACTTGGTTGGTTTGCAGTGATGCCTGCCATTGCGATACAAAACTAATGTTGTCGTAGACACCAGTAGCCGTAACGTCGCGAAGCTTCAGATAACCTTCGTTGCCTCTTACAATTGACATTGAACTCTCCTAATGTTAATTTTTTGGGGTAATATACGTTTCAACACCGATAGCAGACGTGTAAACAGCCACGTTGTTAAAACGATCGACTGGAAAAGAATACGTTTTACACGGGAAAAACTGCACAGTGTAAGGTATTGTTATGTTAGGAATACCACTTATAGTAAAAGGATTTGTAAATCCGTTTGACAATTCGCCCAGTGCATCTGATGCTACTGCAATTGAAGTTGCAACTGACTTTAGTGTAATAATTCCTTTCCACGCAGTTGAATTAAGCATGCCGAAATTGTAGCCTAATGCCGACTCACTCAAGTACACAAGGTACGGATACGACACTTCAGACGGAGCAATTTCGTAAAATATTTTGTTAGTGTACTGTCCTGATATTTGAGCTAACGCACGAGCGATAATGCGCCAAACATTGGAGTACAACGCGTTTACGATCATGGTTTACCTTCAATAAAGGAATTTACGTGTTTAGTCACAAACGTGTCAATCTCGGGTAACAGCTCTTTCTGAAAGTCTTCATAGTACTGCTGCTTAATCTGAGTAACTAGCGCGTTCATAGACTCGGCGGTAGCCTTTTCTCGATGGAGCAGTCGAGCGGTTACATGAGACACAAACTGAGTAATATCTACGGCATCCATGTGTCCCTGCGTAGCACTGTGTGCAAGCGAGTCGGCGACTTTGAAAACCTCCATAATAGAAAATTCAAAAGCTTTTTTCTTCAGTTTCGGCATGCGATTAAAATCGAGTTCATGCGACTGAGGATTGTATTTGGCCAAAGCTCTTGTAAAATACTTCATGGATCTTTCCAAACTTCGTAACGACGTGCGCTTACGCCTGCGTCTACGCTTTAGGTAACTGCGTAAACTAGCCGCAGTGATATGCTGCACAATGAGGTTAACGTCTTGTTCTACGCTAGCGTATTGATCTTGAAAATCTTTTATCATTTTAATTGGATCAGACACGTGCTTGTAACGTTACAACGAACGCCCCCATCATTGAGTGTTTCACGGGGACGTCAACAATGCTAAACTCTGCACCGCTAAAAACAATTACGTCTTTTACGGTAACATCGAGTGTATACGGTAATTGAATTCTTGTTGATTGCGTTGACAGGGTAAGCTGAACTTCATCTTTTTGCTCACTTGTGTTGACTACCGTAGTACCAATTTTGTTGATGAGGCGGCAGGGTATTCCCGAGGTGACGGTAAACTGATCTTCATAAGCACCGTCAACATTGGTAATCCCTGCAAACCGCCTCAACGAACACTGATCAATCATAAACAATTCTGACTGTGCGCGTACGTACGCTACTTGGCTAGAAAGCGACATTGTCCTGCACCACCTCGATGCGCGTGTCGATTAGCTGTACTTTTTTAATTGATTTATTTGCAGCAACAGCGGCATCTTTGATTCGACTAAGCGTGCTTATAGAATTGTAGGTGTCAAGCTTGTTTTTAAATTCGTCCATTGTACGAATATTAATAATTTCGCCGACTTGTTCATCAGTAATAAAGTTGGCAAAGTCATACTCAGGCGTTAAGCCCGCGTGTACTTTTAATAAACCCTTATCGAACAGATTCTTATTCAAACGCCGAAAAATTTTATCTTCGAGCTCTGAGTAGATTTCAATTACTTCAGTCTCGTACACAAACGCAGTACGGCGATTCTCCTTAAAAGAGAAGTCGTCTTCGCTTGTGGTCAGAGACCACCCTACTTGCAGTTTAGTGTCCAACGGATTTGCGCGAAGACCCGAAACGATGTTGACGGGAACTTTTTCGTAACGCTTGTACACGTTGCCTTCTAATTCTAAGTAAATGTTATTGTTTGCCATACATTATCCTTTGTTATACAATTTTGATTACGCCGATGTTTTGCGGCATATCTACAACCATACCGTATGATTGATAAGCATGCAGCACATAGTCAGCGGGTTGGATCGTGTTGTCCGTGTAGTCTTGGTAGGTGACACCACCGTACAGCAAGATTTCACCGGCATTCTCCCCGATCATGATCAACTTGTCCTCAGGGAACAATGCTTCACGTGGATTGGGCAACATGCCTTTGAAAGTTTGCGGAAGCTCGATCAAGGTAATACCCTTGTACGAGGTGACTCGGTTAGTGTTGAGATATTCCATCAACTTGTCCGTTGGGTAGGCTAAGCTCGGATTAGTCGCACGCAGATCGCTATAGACATACTCGCGGAATCCGACAAGTTCGTAGATAGGGCGCATTGCGCGGCGCGTTCCCATGATTGCTTTAACGTTACCGGCCGTGTACATCACGTTCTCGATAAGCGTATCAAGCGCATTGGCGGTAATAGCGGAGGTTTGCAAGTAGTGTGAGGGAGTGTTTGCAGAAGTCCACACACTCGAAAGAAGGCCGAATACACGGGCTACCATGTTGTCCATGATATCCCATTGCAAACGAGCGCGCATCATGTCAATAGTGATGTGCTTGCCTTCCTGAACATTCCACAATGACTCACGCACACCACCGATCAAGCGGTCAAATACGTATTGATGGAAGTCTTGGGTATCCATCGGTTGACTAACCAAGTGGCTAGTACCGGGAACCATGGTTTGTACTGAGTACTTACCACGTCGCAAACGCTTAATGGTTTGCTCGCCAATGTCCGCCGTGCGGGTAGGCATAAACGTGTTGAAAATATCCAGCGTTAAATGCTGTGGTTCAGTGATCTCGATCATCAACTCAGCAAAAGCTGAGCGACCACCGGGAGTAGAACCTGCGGTCTTAGCTACTTCGGCAATAGCCTTAAAAAGTTTATCTTTGTCGTTCATTATCTACTCCTAGTGCATTATGATGTACAGCATGTTAGTATCCGGTTGGTACCGTTCTACTGTAGCAATCGCGTAATTATCGTTGGTGGTGTACGTGAGCAAACCAGACGCACCGACGGCAACGCGAGCGCCGGGAGTACGAATGTCCGCTGAGTTTACAAAACAACCGTCGGTAATACCAATTTTACCTCGGTGCAAAGCAATAAGCTCGCCGCTATAAGCGGACGGTTCACGCCACATCGAACGAGGCACTAAGTATTGGAGATAATTCCAAATAGGTGCACCGTAGATCGTGCCATCGTTCAAATTATAATTAGTTTGAGCGGGCAACGTATACATGTAGTCGGGGGTAGGGCGGGGGAAGTTGTCGGGCGGGAAGAATGCGATGAATACCCCGTATCGAGTGTTAGCCGGAGCATAACTCACATTGGGCAAATCTTCGCGAACCCCGGAGGCGCCGACAACAACGGCACGACCTTCAACGATAGTCGTTGAGGCCACACCTTGACGGCTAAACGTCGTAGTTACAATAACGGCCATTTATTTGTCCTCTTTCAGTAAATTTTTAAACTGCTCGGCCAATTGCTTAGGGCTATAGTCAGTGAAGGCTTTTCCGGGAAGTTCGGGAATCGGATCCGTTTTCGCCGGTTGCTGTTTTTCTGACTGAGCTTTTGGGGTTGCGTATTTTTGCAAGTCTGCAATAATTTTTTCCAAAACGGTGTCCTCTAAAGCGACATAAAAATTAAGTTTTTCTTTAATCTCGCTTTCAGAGAAAATGCCGGACAAGCGACTTGCTATGTTGGCAGCTCGGGCTTCGGCTTTGGCCTGCAGTTCTGCCTCCTCGAAAAATTTTACCTTTTCGTGAAGATCGATGAGTGTCTTTTCTTTGTCCGCTAGAGTAGCGGTTAACTCAAGAATTTGTTTTTCCAGTTCGTTCATTTTTTCCTTCTTTTCTGCCACTGATAGCAGCGGAGTTCTGTCTCCGTATGCAGGTGCATCGACAATACAAGTTCCTGCAAACGTGATGTTTTTTAACCATTTGACGCCATTAACCGTATCTTCCGCACCGTAGTAAACTTCCCAAGAAGTACCAATAAATTGATTTGCATCTGCTTGAGATTTTAACATGTCGTATACTTCGGGATACTCGTCTTTCCAGATAAAAGCTTTGCCCATAATTACGTCTCTACCGTTGTGCTGACCTAAATAGGCTTCGGTTATTGCTCCGATAGGGTTGGCCTTTGTGTGACCACCATAGCCTGCATCAGAGGCTGCTATTTTTATTGGCGTGTACATAGCAGTACGCATAATGTTTTCTGCTTCTGATCGAGAAATACCTTCGTTGTTGGCGTTTGGTTCAAAGTCGGTGAGCACTACCTCAATCTCTTTGATAAACGGGTGATTGAAGTTTGCCGCTAAGGATAAACGGAAACCACCTTTCATAGATGACGAACTTTTTTTGTCAGCTGCGTCCATCTGAGAAACTAAACTAGAAAACCACGCTTTACCCGCACTGCCACCCCAAAGTAACCATGAAACCCATGCAGGCGAGTCTTTTGGAGCATTTGCAAATCGAGCGTTACGGCCGCAGAATCGATTGCCCATACGAGCACGTTCAGGACTGACTGCTCCGCCCGCTACGTACTTTCGGGCCCAGCCTACAGTAGCCGGTTCTAATCCTGAACCACTAAGGCCTTTTTCGTGAAGTGCTAATCCGCGTTTTGCGGCGGATCGAACTCCGCGTGGCGGACTAAAGTTAATCCCCGCATACTTTGCAGCAGCCTCCGACTCTTCGGGCTGGGACTCTGGTTTACCGTCTAGCTCGTAGTCCTCAATCACCCAAAATTTACAAATGGCCTCAGGTTCAATAGTCCCGTTAACAATTGCACACGAGCGACTGTCTGCAGCGTAAAAAACACAATTTTCGCAAACTAATCCTTGTTCTTTAAAAGGGTTACTTTCAGGCGGCGCAAAGTGCGAACCTTCGCTGTCGGTACCCCAGCTGAACTTACCGTGTTGATTTACTAACTCAAGCAGATCGCTTACAAGATCTTCTTGCCTTGGTGATAATTCTTCCGTATCTTCTACGGGCGGTGGCATTGTCATACTATGATCCTCGTACTAAGTGGATTTCAAAAAACCCTGCAACCGCGCTATCTGGAGTAAATCCAATGATAAAGCCGTTTACAGGGGATGCAAGCATTGGTATGCTTGTTACTGACCCCGATACTGGTATGGAGTCGGCAACAAACCCGTGACGTATGTTCGCAGTAATTGCGTCGGTGTACACTAGCAAATCGTTAGTCAGAAAACCGAGATCGGCATAAAGGTACAGAGTTCCTGCAGCGGGAGTTTTGATGGAAAACGACAATTTTCTCCAACCTGATCTGATCATTGGAACATACACAAAACGCGCGTTAGTGCGCGATGTGTCGAAGAACGACCCGCTCACCGTAATTGGAGTTAAGTTGTTGCTATTGAAGGTATTCTCAACGACGTAGATGTCATCGTAACCCGTACCAATACTTGACACCAGTTCGTTAACGCGGCCGTCACCGGCCGTTTTGAGTGAACCGCGTACAGTAGATCTGAGCACGGTTGAATCACCGTCGGTTAGCTCAAGGCCGTTGTTAAGGAATAGTTCTTCATTATAAACTGCACCAGCAGGAAAACTTGTAGTAGCCGCACCTGCTATAATTACAGACACTGGTATAGGATCAGTAAATGACCCTAGTGCAGTACCAGAAGGCGTAGTCAACACAAACTGTTGGTAATGAGTAAGTATGTCATTTTCCGTTATTTCAACGGTACCAAGTCGTGTAGCTGCCGTAGTTGGAACACTTAAAGGCATAGGTAAAAATCTCCTTATTCTCTATAAAATACCTTATTTTTTTGTCAACTTGATCTTGTTGACAATCGTACGCACGCTTTCTCTTGATACAGTTAATCCGGCGGAAACACACATGCGAGTAACGACACGAATAGACATTGATTCTTGATAAATAGATCGGATGTACGATTCTATTAGACTGGTGGTTTTAGGTCTTCCTCGAGGTTTAGACGAACCAAAAAAAGAAGGTTTCTGTAATGTTAAGTGATCTACCTCAAAGTTAGTAGATTCGGTTCTATTGATTCGTCTCTGTCGTTGTTCTAGTATAATAAACTCGGTAAACCAAACTTCGGATTTATACGGATTATATAGAGTGCGGCAGTAGCGGCACAGAAAGTCGCCTCGTGTTTTTGGTTCTTCGCAAAATAGACATTTTGTGTATCTCATTGTACTCTCCTTGTAGTTTAATAATAGCACATCTGTGCGGAAATGCAATTAAGTCATTCATAAATCTCTAATGTAATTCTAATACTATTTGCTTGACGGCATTTGTATAATGAGATAAAAGGAACCCCACTAATAGTACTTAACTAAAACTTAAAATAAAAAATTAATTTAATATAATACTTAATACTTAAATATATTATATATATACTATATATTATAATTAAGTATTATTTATTTGGAAATTTACAAAAATTATGGTAAAATACACAAGTAGTTTATTCTTTATATAGGGAGGGTTTTATGGAAGAAACAGTTAATCAGTCAATTAATTTGGAAGAGTACCAAAGCTTTGTCCGCAGTACAAAGCGGTATTCCGCACAACACGCTGTTCTTTACCCAGTAATTGGTTTAGCCAGTGAAGTTGGCGAAGTGAGTGGTAAAATTAAAAAGATTCTCCGTGATCGAGAAGGAGAAATGTCTGATGAAAACATTGTTGAATTAATCTCCGAACTCGGTGATGTACTTTGGTACGTTACGTGTATCGCAGACGATCTTGGAGTACCACTGATTGATTTGTTTACGGTTAATGTAGCTAAGCTTACTGACCGAGTAAACAGAGATGTAATTCAAGGTAGTGGTGACAATCGATGACGAGATTCTCAATTATTGAGTGGAACGAACTAACTAACGGAGACTTTTCTGTTAAGTTTGTTGTATCGTCAAGTGCACAAGAAACTATTGAAACGTACACAATTACTGTTCCGTTTCAAGGGGAAGATCCGCAGTTGTTTCTGAATAAACTCCGTAACTACATGATCAGTCATGTATCTTACTTAGATAATTCAAAGACAGTAAAACAACTCATGTCCAAGTTCTCATTCACTGACCCAACAGTTCATTATTACCAACACATAGGAGAGTCCAATGTATCTTAGCGCATCTTTTCTTGAGCGGTACCCAAGCAATCCAAACTGGCCAAGTATCTTGGGTCAGTTTGTGTATCTCCGCACTTACTCACGGTTTATTGAAAAACTTGGGAGACGTGAAACATGGAAGGAAACCGTTACACGAGTTGTAGAGTACACAATCGGACTAGATACTATTTCTGAACATCACGAAAAGGTTACGGAAGCGGAGCAGCTTTTTGAGTATATGTTTAAACTCAAAGTATTTCCCGCCGGTCGTACGTTGTGGACTGGCGGTACCGAGGCAGCAAAGAAATATCCGCTATCCAACTTTAACTGCTCGTTCACCGTTATTAAAGATTTTGAAGCGTTTACTGACGCGTTCTACTTGATGATGCTTGGTACTGGTGTAGGGTTTCGCGTACTTCCTGAGGACGTCGCTACGTTACCAAGACTGCGTATGCGCTCATTGAGTGTTGAGCATGACACTTACTACCCAACACCGAAAGAACACCGAAACGAGACGACTGTTTCGTACAAGGAAGTTGTGCGTGGTGTGTTTACAAATGTCATAATTATCGGCGACTCGAAAGAGGGCTGGGTTGACGGACTTGCACGATTACTCGAGGCATTCACCGACAACAGCGTAGCTAAGGTATTAATTAACTACAACTCAGTGCGCCCCGCGGGCGAAGTACTTAAGACCTTTGGTGGCCGTGCTTCAGGGCACGAAGCATTGAAGAACATGTACACGAAGATTGCGGACACTCTCAACGAGGGTATTCTCGCCGATCGGTACACTATCTCTACGCTGCAGGCCATGGACATCATGAACTTGATTGGTGAAGCTGTGGTAGTCGGTGGTGTTCGCCGCTCTAGTGAGATTACGCTGTTTGACATTAACGATGAATCAGTGCTTACTGCGAAGCAAGATCTCTGGTCAGATCCATCTAAGCAATCTAAGCGATTTCGCTCTATGTCGAACAACTCCGTGTTCTTTACGCGTAAACCGACCAAAGAGCAGCTTGTTAAGATTTTCGACTTGATCTCCGTTAATGGAGAGCCCGGTTTTATCAACGCAGAGGCCTCGGCCAAACGTCGCAAATGGTACGCGGGTACTAATCCTTGTGCAGAGATCCTGCTTGCTGACAAGGGCGTGTGCAATCTGTCCGAAGTCAACGTGCGCGCGTTCGTGGTTCAGGACCCCAGCGGTCGCAACGTCATCGATATTTACGACCTGCACGAGGCTATTCAAATGGCTACGCGTATCGGTGTGCGTATGGCCACGCTTGAGTTAGAACTCCCGAAGTGGAATGCTACGCAAGCGCGTGACCGTCTCACGGGCGTAAGTCTTACTGGATACGTCGAAGCTATGGATGCGGTGGGATGTGATTCAACAGTATCCTCCAGCGCTGTACCAGACGTCACCAGACGCTTGGAAATCGATCAACCCTCATACGGGTACACTTATTCGTTAGAATCGTTCCTGTACGATCTACGGCTGGTTGCTAACCGTGAAGCGAAGAGCTACGCAACCGAATTACGCATTGCTCCACCGCTGTTGGTCACGTGCGTGAAACCATCAGGAACTATTGCACAACTGCCCACGGTAAGTAGCGGAGCACACGCGTCCTATGCACCGTACTACATTCGGCGAGTTCGCATTTCGTCCAACGACCCGTTGGCCAAAGCAATGCACTCGGCCAAGTTCACTATCTTCCCAGAAGCGACACATTGCGACCCTGCAGTATTTGCCGCCCTCTCTGAGTCGGATAAGCTTGACGTGCTGCAACGATCTGCAACGTGGGTTATCGAGTTCCCGGTAAAAACCTCGGCGGTAAAGCCAGCAAGCGATGAATCGGCGTTGATGCAATTAAGTCGCTATTTCATCCTGCAACGCGAATGGGCCGATCACAACACGTCGATCACCATCAACTTCTCACCTGATGAAGTTGCGGGTATTGTCGACTGCATCTACGAGAACTGGGACGATTACATCGGAGTCTCTTTCTTGCCGCGATTTAGCACAGCGTACCCGTTGATGCCCTACGAGGAAATTAACGAGGAAGAGTACACGCGACGTCAAGCTCAGATTGCACACATTGACGGTGACTACATCACCAAAGCCTTGTCATTTTACGAACATCCCGTAGAAATTGACGAAATTCTGGATGCCGATTGCGAGGGTGGTGCTTGTCCCATCCGATAGCTGACAAAATTATAATGACATTTGTAGAGGATACTATGCAGTTTGTGCGTAGTATCCTTTATGTTTGGAGGACAAATGGCTAAAAACCGCAGGTTTGATGAGATTTTGAAAGACTATTCAGATAAATACGATCTGGCTACGCTTTCCTCGCCGAATGACCGCGCTAACTTAGAGATGCTTATTAACAATCAAGTAATTGTGGAAAGCATTCAAAGTAAACTGCAGGAGGTCGCCGAAGACGACCCAGTGGCCAACATTGAACTAGTGCAGCGTTTAGGCTCTGCACTGAAAGACATGATTGAGCGCAATCTGCAATTAGAGCGTGCCTTGGCTCTAGACCGTAAAACACGCAACAGTTCACAGTCTGAATCGGTTGCTGATTACATCGTAAACTTGAAGCAGATTGCACAAGATTTTATTGAGCGGCGACTAATTAAACTCTATTGCCCTTCCTGTAAAATTTTGCTAATGCGCTTTTCAAGCGTGCATGATCACAACCCGTTCTCAATATCGGTGAAATGTACTCAGTGTAGTCAAGACGTGATTGCGGCTCGGGAAGAAAAAGACATTTTCTTCGACATTAAAGACAGCGCGTGGCGTAAAAAACATCGGTACAGTGTAAGTCTTCCTAAGGAATCGGGCACATCGATGGAGAGCAGCGACGAAGAGGAGTTCATTATCGACGAGGAGGAGTCAGATGCTTAAAGAGAAAATCAACGAAGCTGAGTTGGCTCTTCTAGAGATTATTGAAGATCCCGTCTGGTTAAACGAGTTTTTACGCAGCACCAATAATGGCGACATGAACCGCATTAATTGGCCTCCGGAGGAATTTACGTTTCGCCCTTATCAGAAAGAAATTCTTTCCGATCAGACAACAAGTGTGGTGGTTACTGGCGGTCGAGCTATTGGTAAGTGTCAGCCCGCAAGTGCACGTATTTTTACGTCAGAGGGGTACAAGCGTATTTCTAAGCTATTAGGTAAACCGTCAATTATTACGTACGGTTACGCAAACGGTCAGTTCACTCAGCGGCGAGCGTTCATTCGCCCTGATCGCTGGAAGAAGTCATGGTCGCTTACGACTAACGGCGGAAAAATACTAAAGGCCACTGACGTACATCCGATTCTGACTCCCCATGGGTATGTGCTCATGGGCGATCTGGTCATCGGCGATCTAGTAGCCGTGATGAACTGGCTCCCTAGCGACCACTGTATCCTCGACACAATGTCTTGGGCCGAGCTTCGCATACTCGGCTACATGGCTTCCGGATCTGTCTACTTTAAAGCAACAGGGGCAATTAAGCCACGGTTTAAGAAAGTTCGTGAAGAGTTCAAAGAGATCTCGCGGCAGCTGTACTTGGAGTATAGCGAAACAGACGACGGGGTCATTCGTTTAGATCGATTCAAGGCCGGTGGCACCCGTCACTACGTCAACCAGCTAAAAATAGAATTGGGCCTGTTTGGTAAAGACAGCCGCAAAGTATTTCGCCTTGGTTGGCTGAAAACACAAACATTGAAGAACATTCAAACGTTTATGGAGGCGGCGTATGCCCAACACGGCGAATGCTCACAAAATTCAGTACGGATTAAGCTTCACAATTGGAGCTACGTACAGGATTGGCAGGAACTGTTGCTGTACTTCGGCATCAAGACTAACGTAACGCTCTTGGCCAAACACACCGATGAGCATCATCGATTCGACATCGATGACTCTGTGTGGATGGTAGAAACCGCTAATCCGGTCTACGCACGCATCTTTTGGAGTAAGTTTAAGCTCCCCGGTATATATGCCGCGCTACGCCCACCTGATGAATATCCTGAAAAATACTCTTGGGAGCCGATCGTGGCCAAGCAGCGACACGGCATGCAACGCACGTACTCCGTGCATGTGTATCATGATGAAACTTACATCAGTGAGGACATCATTGTGCACAACTCGGTAATTCTGGAAGACTTACTGACGTACCAGATTCTTAATTCAAACATTGAGTTCCCGCGTACGCCCGAGCAGTTACTGGTTACGCCCAACACCAATCAGCTGACCCCTATTCTAGACAGGCTTATTCTAAAGTTTACTACTTCCCCAATGCTCAAAGACTTTCTTAACAACAACGTCAATCGATCGAAGGGCACAATGGACTTCAAGATGGGTGCCCGTCAGCACAGACTAAACGCCCGTATTGCTGGTAGTAAGGAAGCAAACAACTTGGTTGGTCTTCACATACCAAAAGTAATTGGAGACGAGTTTCAGTTGTTCCCCATGACGGCCTTTAACCAACTGCAGCCGACTATCAACACGTGGGAAAGTAAGACACAGGAGCTGTATGTAGGCGTGCCTAACGGCATGCGTAACACGGCGCTGTACGTACTTGATATAAAAACACCAAAGTT